CACCTTATTACGCTTTTGCGTAGTAATTGATCTTGCGTCTTTTGACGTTTAGATCATGGTCCCCCTCATTTAGGGGGTTTCTCCTTTTGGTCTCACGACCACATTAGTCAAAGAGGTTATCATGGTGACGAAAACGAGGGCTTACTCTGTAGATGCATCTAGTACGACGCATAGTTATACTCAGGTTGGGAATAATCCTATTCCTCCTGCGATACAAACGCGTCGTACGATCGCATGTGTCAAATCAATGACACATCCGGGTGGTGTAATCGCTTGGAAAAGCAAGATTCAGAATGGTGTTAGCGCGTCGACGGGCTTTATTGGCTCGATCGAGCATGCTACTGTCACTCCTGGTCTTATTGTTTTTGAGCGAGAACACACCGATGTATTTGCGGGGCCGCTCTCTCGTACTCACCAAGAACGCTCGGGGTGCCTTGTCGGAACTCCTAGCTTTGTCTATCCAGGCAGTATCTCTACGACCAGTGCACAGGACCAGGCTAAGCAACGTTTCCTCCAGAAATGCCTGCAAGCACAGACGTCTTTACAGACGCTTGTGTGTGCCGGTGAATTGGGGGAAGCATTGCGGATGATTCGACGTCCGGGGCAAGCCTTGTTTAATTCGATCTTTGATTACATTGGCACCGCTAAGAAGCGTCGCCGACGTGCAAAAAAGAAATCGAAGGACAAGGTTGTCGCGGATACCTGGTTAGAGTACGCTTACGGTTGGGCCCCTTTAGTTTCGGACATTCACAGTGGTGTGACTGCTATTAATAGACTCGCTAAAGATGAACCTCCTAACGTTTATGTTAAGGGTTTCGCTGAAGTTACGTCTAATGATGCCTTCATTCCATTTGTGACCGAAACAGGGATCTATAGTAAGTTGGATATGTCCCGAAATATCCGAAGTGCCAAATGTATATACCGTGGAGTTACTGCTGTGCAGGCTCCTGGTTATTCTAAGGCGGCTTCGGTTTTCGGTGTACAATGGTCCCAAGTTGTACCAACAGCTTGGGAACTTATCCCGTACTCTTTCCTTGTCGATTACTTCTCCAATATTGGAGCTATCCTGAACACGAATGCTTTTAATCAGGCTTCGCTTCGTTGGTTTGTCATGACCGTTATACGTGAGTGTAAGAACACTAACGCTATCGTGTCCGTGACAACATCGCCAACGAGTGATCCCGATGATAAGTATACGAGTTCATTTTGGTCGCCTAGTTCTATAGTTGCTACCTCTAAGCTGGTGGATCGCTCCCCGGGTACTGGTTCCTTGGCGTTATCGCTAAGTTTCAAGTTACCGTGGTGTGACACTCAGTGGCTTAATATAGCCGCTTTGGCAACAGCTGCGAGGTAGTGTTCCTTAACATCGTTTCAATAGGAAAGACCTATGACTTGGGGTTTAACCACGCCCGTTACGGGCTCTGCACAGACCGGTTTCACTGCTCCTACGTATACTATGACGCAGGACGTGGCTCCGGATGTGAACGGAAAACAGCATGCGGTCACCGCCTTAGGCGGGACGCAAGCTGGTGTCCGAACGCATTCTGTGTCAGACCCTTTCACTATCACTGTAAACAGAGCGAAGAACCCAAAGGTTCTTCCGTCTCCGAATGCGGTGACAGGAAAGTACTCATCCGTTCCTCGCAACGTACACACCTTCAACGTTCGTAAAGGTGTGAACTTCGCCGCTAATAATGCGCCGGATCTTATGCTGGTACGGTGTGAAATCTCCGTTCCTGCAGGGGCCGACGCTTATGATGCGGCGAATGTGCGAGCTGCTCTCTCGCTTCTTATTGGCGCCCTTACGCAGCAATCTGCTGGTTTGGGCGACCTCGCTGCAACGGGTATTATCTAATATCCCGCGCAGCTCTAGAGCGTTTGTGGTGGTTGTTTTTATATTGTACCATCTAGCATATTCCATATGCTGGTTAGTATTTATATATTTTATGATCCACCTTTCTAATAACTTCCTTATGGAGTCTACCAAATGAACTTTAAGGTTCGGTTTCTCGCTGATACTTCCGTTCCCTTGTACGATAACTTTGTATCTCGTCGTATTGCTTACGACGAGAAATTACTAAGTTGTCTTGAGGACCTCAAGCAGTCTCATAAGGTCTTCAATGACGTTCGCGTCTTCGACGCCGCGTCGTTGAATGCCCTTATCAAGGCTGTCCGAGGTGGAATATTCGGTCGAGGGTCACTCGGGCGCTTTATGCTTCTTTTCATATATAAAGACTGCGTTGCGACTGCCTCTCTATTTACTATAGAGAAGGGGTCGTCTGCGTGGGTCCCAAATTATGAAGGGATTCATGTTGCATGTCCCGAACTCTCTTCGTGAGAGTTACTGACCATTGGTTTTTAGTTAGAGCAGCTTAGAGGAACGACATGGGTATTAATCCTGACGCTCTTTACAAGGCCCTCCTCACTGACGTAGAGAAAGTTCTGGGTGCCGATCGCTTGCATTCATTGCAGGCGTTCGGCCCTGGTCCTGACTCGTCTTTCACGGAGATGGCGTGTTACTCAGCGTTAAGAGCGTGCCTGAAGAAATTTCAGACACGATCCTCTCAAACGCAAGACAACGCGGCACTCCTAAAGTTTGAATCCGTCAATGAACGGTGTCGAACTTGGAAGCTACATGTTGACATAGAGTACTGGCAAGAAGCTCTGCTCGGCGAATTTAAACGCGCCGTGTACGAGTTTCTTAATCCAGCTGGCTATGCGCTTGTCGATGATCCCCGAACCTTACTCGACTTCGGTCGATGTGGGCCCGGATCTTCGATAGAGGCAAGAGGAGGCGATACTTATACTAAGTTATTCGCCTCCCCCCTTACATGTACACGCACTGATCTGTACTTCTGGTATAGACGCTATACTTCAAACTTCACGACGTGGAATGATGCGGAAGTCTTCCGCAGCCTCCATTTCGGCGAAGCTCGTATAGTCGAGGGTAATCGTTTAAGCTTTGTCCCAAAGGATGACAAAATCTCACGGTGTATATGCGTCGAACCGACACTGAATATGTTCTTTCAGCTAGGTTTGGGCTATCATCTTGAGCGGCGGTTACAGACGATGTTTGGTATAGACATGTCTGTTCAGCCGTTCAAGAACCGTAAGTTGGCTCACCTGGGATCCACTGGCATTGACAGTTCGATAACTATCGATCTGTCGTCCGCGTCTGATTCGATATCGATGCGGATGCTCGAATGGTGTTTACCTAGCTGGTTTTTTTAAACAGCTGAGTGTCTACCGTTCGCCAAAATGCCAGCTCCCTAACGGGTCAATGCTGGATTTGCACATGGTTTCTACTATGGGGAATGGTTTTACATTCCCTTTGCAGACCATGTTGTTTTCCTGCATGGTCCTGGCCGCTTCTCGTTTAACAGGTGTTCAACTTGTTAACCCGAGAGGCGATTTTCATGGTAACTGGGGCGTCTTTGGGGATGACATAATCTGTCCTGCTGAACTCAGCCGACAGGTAATGTTCCTCATTGACGCAACAGGTTTCATGATTAACCAGGACAAGACCTTTGTTGAAGGTCCATTCCGCGAGTCCTGTGGAGCCGACTTCTTTCGAGGTCGGAATATCCGCGGTGTCTATGTCAAGCGACTAGACACCATACAGGACCGATATGCTGTAATTAACCAGTTTAATCTGTTCTCAGCAAGAACAGGTATACTTCTTAGCAATGTGATGGGTCTCCTAGTACGTTCTGTACCAAGGAACTTCATTCCATTCTTCGAAGATGATTCCGCTGGGATTAAGGTTCCTGAATCAATGGTGTCGCATCTGCCGATTTGTCAAGATACTCAGAGTGTTTTATACACTAAGTACCTTGCTATCGGTGTTAAGATGCGCATCAGAGATTCAGTTATCGTAGTTCCACGCGGAGCCAAAACTCGCATTTACAATCCTGATGGATTGATGATTGCGTTCTTACAGCGTAGTGTTAACTCTTGCGCTATCGGTGTCAGGCATGACACTGTTAAGTACAAGAGAAAGCGGGTTTGTACCCCTTTCTGGGACTACAAGCCGACGATCCACCATTCTAGGTGGTTCAAATGGC